GTTGGTGTAGAACACATATATATTTTTCTATTAAAGAATGTTTTGGTTCTTGCTATTGCTAATTCAGTTGGGTCACCTTCTGTACCAGCAGATGCATCATATCTATCTACTTCATCTAATAATAATATTCTTATAGGTCTTGATGCTAAACCTGATGGAGAATTAGAACCAACTATAGTCAAATGACCTGATGGAAACTTTTTATGTAAAACTGTATTGCCTGAATCTCTGGTTCTTGCTTCTTTGAAACAGTCTTTTATTTTTTCTGTATCACGAATCATTGCAGATAATCTATCTTTACTAAATGCCTGTGACATGGCTAAAGTTGGTTGGACTATCATCATTGGT